GGCTTTAATGTCTTTGAAGCCCAACGAAGTTAAAGAGTATATAGCAGAGTATAAGAATATTTTAAATAAAACTGTACAGGATGATCCATATTTTCTTGAAAGGGTTCAATTTAATACAATCAAGGCCCTGCAGGAATTTGATCAGTTAAGCAAAGAGGCTTGGGAAACAATTACTATTGCAACCGACAATGGGATGGTTGCTGCAAGAATACAAGCAATTAAGCTTGCCGGGGAAATCGCTTCCAAAAAGGCTCAGCTGCATAAGTTGATGGGCGGCAATCAGGCCGATGGGGAGTACATTGCAAGAATGCAGAAGGCAGAGAATGTAAATCAAATTCTTTCTAAAATCTTAAGGGATGTTATTTCAAAACATCCTAAGATTGCAGAAGAGGTTAGGAAAGAGTTAGAAATAGCATTTGAAATCATGTCCGGTGAACATGTTGATTTATCTGTAGATGATCCGATTGATGTAGAGTCATCAGAATTTGAGACCACTAATTAGGGGCTTTATGTCAATCTATCAGAATTTGAGAACGGGTTTTGGGGGCTTTATGTCAATTCATCAGAATTTGAGAACGGGTTTTGACCCCTTTATGTCATACTTTGGTAAATAATTATGTCTGAGTACCTTGGAATTAATTTGGAATATGCAGACTTTGATAGATTGCTTAGGCAAGACGAATTGATGGAGTCTCCTGTATCTATTGAAACATTCGTACAAGATAAGAAATATCTTGGTCTCCCGCCATTGTCTGAGATACAACTTGAAATAGTTAAACACAGTACGCAAATTTTTAAGCTGCCTACTTTGCAAAAGCTTATGGGTGAACATGAAGGTCTCGAATACTATAAGAAATATACAGATAATGAAGTAATTTGCATGTTAGGTAAAGGTTCTGGAAAAGACCACTGTAGCAGAATTTCAATTGCTTACACGGCGTATTTGCTACATTGTTTACGCGATCCTCTCGGTTATTACGGTAAAGCAAATGGCGTATATGTTGACTTATTAAATCTTGCTGTAAACGCACAGCAGGCCCAGAGAGTTTTCTTTGAGCCGTTAAAAAATCTATTGCTTGGATCTCCATATTTTAATAGCGTTGGTTTTGAGCCTAGAGTTTCAGAAATATTTTTCTTTTCCAGACCGGTTAGGTTATTCTCAGGTCACTCAGAAAGTGAAGGTTGGGAAGGTTATGAGGTATTAACTATAGTATTGGATGAAATCTCAGCTTTTAAAACAGATAGTGAATTAAAAGGCGATACGCGAGCTAAGGGTTCAGCTTCTGCAATTTATAACATGAGTAAGTTATCTGTAATGTCAAGATTCCCGGAAGTCGGTAAAGTTATTCTATTGTCATTCCCAAGATATAAAGGGGACTTTATTCAACAGAGATATTTTGGTTCTATACAAAAGAAAGAGCCAAAAACATGGTGTATAAAAGCAGCTACTTGGGAAGTTAATCCAACTATAAAAAGATCAGATTTAGAGTCTGAGTATATAAGAAATCCAGTAGAAGCTGCATCGAGATTTGAGTGTGAACCACCTACAATGGAAGATGCATATTTTAGAGATGAAGATTTAGTTAGAAAAGCATTTATGTATTCAGATGATCCGGTAGATGAAGAAGGTAGATTTCATAAATGGTTTAACAATTCTGATGCCCACAGAAGATTCATACACATTGACTTAGGGTTTAAAAGAGATAGGTCTGCACTTTGTATGACTCATTGTGCTGGATTTAAAGAAGTTAAAACTTCAATGGGCGTAGAAAAATTACCAGTAATAAATGTTGATCTTGTGTATTCATGGGAAGCCGCCCCTGGTGAAGAAATTAATTTTGCTTCTGTGCGGCAAATGATAGTCGATCTATGCAGAAAATTTGATGTAGCTAAAGTTACATTTGATAGATGGCAGTCTATTGAAATGATTCAGACTTTGAGAGCTCAAGGAATCGCTGCAGACTTTCACAGCGTTAAGAAAACTGATTATGACACATTAATGACATCAATATATGATACAAGATTAAGAGGTTACTGGAACGAGATATTGGTAAATGAAGAGCTTCTAAAGCTCAGATTGTTTAGTAATAATAAAATTGATCACCCGTCCGGTGGTTCAAAAGATATGGCAGATGCACTAGCCGGCTCTGTATTTAGTTGTGTAGAGAATATTTCGATAGAACAAGAAGTAGAAATTGAAGTATTAGATTTTTCTGTTCAATCAGAAATTGATGAGGATTTAGAAGGATTTGGTACTGTAGCCGTGTATAATAATAATTTGAGAGAGTTCCAGAACGGTTATAAAGAAACTAAAACACCAGGAGAGGAGGTGGGGAAATGGATAGAGTCGATATAAACAAAAGTATACAAGTTGAAGCGTCAGAAGTGATAGCAATTCTTACAGACAAAATAGCTGATTTGATAGCACAAAACGTGGTGCTTTCTGTACAAATAAACGGATTGCTTAAAGTGATCAATCAGGCACAAGAAAAAAACTCTTTGAAAGAAGTTTAGCGAAGCCTGCATAGCCTTTTGCAAATGTGCTACTATCTCTCTTGTCGTCACAAGGCGACAAATCCAACTAGTAAATAGGAGCAATAAAATGCAAATTAATCAAGCAAGTAATTTCCCAGTTATTTCACGCAGTGGTCGTACATCTGCTGATCTTCAGCAAATTATTGATACATTGGTGGTTTCATCTGAAACAGGAAATGCATATTCAATTGAGGGAGTCCCGGCTGGCAAGAAATATAATTCAATGCAGCAGAGAATTCGTGCTCAAGCTAAAAAGCTAAATCTGAATGTTCAGATTCACTTTGATAAAGTTAATGAGACACTTTACTTCAGAGTTCCTGGAAAAGATGATGCGGAAGTTACCATCACTAGAAATTCTTCAGTAAAGGCAAAAGATGTTAAAAGCGTCAAGACTCCGGTTAAGGCGTAAATAAAAAAATAGAAGAAATACAAACATTTCTTCGGGTGGGGCGCAAGCCCCACCTTTTTTTTTGATATACTTTAAGTATGCCATTATTTGAGACCCAAGAAATTCAGATTACAAAAGAAGTGACAGACAAATGGAATGTGCTATTCGCAATACCTTGTTATGATCAATTAATATCTGAACCGACAGTTTTATCATTAATTAAAACTATGATGTATTTTAGGGATCACGGAATTAAATTCGGCCTTTGTACAATTACTGACAGCTTGATTAACAGAGCTAGAAACAATGTTGTTGCTAAGTTTATGGCCTTTGATAAGGCTACACATTTAATGTTTATTGATGCCGATATTGCGTGGGAACCGGAATCAATTGTAAAGCTTTTATGGCACGATAAAGATATAATCACAGCCGCTTACCCAATAAAGCAAATTGAATGGAAGAGAGTAGAGGAAAATGTAAAGGCCGGAATTCCGGAAGATAAACTTTTAGAGCACAGCGTTAGATTTGTGGTTAATCCTGTTAAAGATAAAGATAACAGAAGGTTAAGTGTAAGTAATGGTGCGATAGAAATCTTTGATGCCGGCACAGGATTTATGTTAATTAAGAAAGAAGTTATCCATCGAATGATTGAGAAGTACCCGGAGCTTAAATATAATGATGACACTGGCGCTTTAAATGATGAAGAAAAGAATTGGACCTATGCCTTCTTTAATTCATATATCGATCCGCATCTTAATAGATTCCTATCTGAAGATTATGGATTCTGCAGGTATTGGCAAAACATTGATGGTAAGATTTGGGTTGAGCCGGGTATTGAATTAACACATATAGGTCGTATGAAATATAAAGGAACTATGATGTCGTTTATAGAAAAGCACGCAACGGTAGTAGACTAGCCTAAATAGGTTTTAAAAACGGATTTTATATACAGCACTCGATACCTCGAGAAACATATACTAAAATTCATAGAAAAATAGAAAAGAACACGGGTGGTTCATATATTGTATTATTTACCAATGCCCGGTGAATGCATATTAAATTTGGTTTATAATTACTTCATAACGGCGGC